CATAAAAGAAGCAATAGAAACAATAGAATCGTGGGGTTTTAAGTATGTCACGATAGCTTTTGTTTGGGAAAAGAAAACAAAGACAGGTAAAACTGTGGCTAATCTTGGTGCTTGGACAATGAAAAACTATGAAATATGTTTGCTTGGCACTAAGGGTGCAATGCTAAAGCATAAAAAGGTAAACAATATTTATCAAAAGGTTGAAGAAGAAAGAACTAAACACAGCAAAAAACCTTATAAAGTAAGGCAGAACATAGAAAAACTATTTGGTGAACAAACACGCATCGAACTGTTTGCAAGAGAAAAGGTAGATGGTTGGGATGTTTGGGGTAATGAAGTATGAGACCACAATCAGCAAAACAAAAGGGTAGGTTATTACAGCAGAAGTTCAGGCAGATGCTAGTAGACCTACTAGGATTAGATGAAGAGGATTTAGAAAGCAGACCTATGGGTTCACAGGGTGAAGATATCATCATGGGCAAACAATCGAGGGAGAAGTTTCCCTACAGCATTGAATGTAAGAATCAGGAAAGCTTGAATGTGTGGAAGTCGTATGACCAAGCACAGACGAATTGCAAGGGCTATGAGCCTTTGTTGGTTATTAAACGCAACAGAAGTAAGGTGTTAGTTGTCTTGGATGCAGAGTATTTTGTAAAGCTGCATGCAGACTCGCACGTTGATACAAATTGCTAAGGGTAGGGTAGGGTATGGCAAATTGGTCAACATTTGGTGTTTATGTGTTGGGCTTAAGGGATAGGGTATGGCAAGGAGAGACCAATGCCCTGTTCCTTACCCTGACCGTGAGACCCCATTGTTACGTTGTTTAGGTATGTATTAGGGTATAGTGTATAGTATATATAATAATAATATTATTAAGTATATATAGGTGTAGGTATACATATATAGTATGGCTTATATATAACAATATAGTATTAGGGAACGCATACCCTCTACCCTACACCCTGTTGGATATGATATAAGGATTAGATATGGCAGAGAAGAAGAAAGGTAAGAACGCACCTGATAAACCATTGGTTAATAGACCAAGTGCGTTTGAGTCAGACCCGGAGTTTGAGCTGACAGATATGCAGTCAGCCTTTGTGTGGCATTATGTCAATGACAATTGCACACAGACCGAGGCGGCTAGAAGAGCAGGCTTCGAGTTCCCGGCTCAAGCAGCTACTAGATTCTTGAACGGTAAGGATTATCCAAATGTCCTCAAAGCCATCAAGGTTGGTAAAGAAGAGCTTGCACATAAGTATGCGATTACTCCAGAGAAGACAGCGAAGATGCTATGGCAGATTAGTGAAGAGGCATATAACAAAGGGCAGTTCAATGCATCGGTATCAGCATTGCGTGAGCTGAATGAATTGGCTGGTCTGAAGATAAAGAAGACAGAGAATCTCAACATAACAGCGAACTTGGATAACATGAGCCACAAGGATATAGAAGGACGACTCAAAGAGATATTTGGTGGCGATATCATAGATGCAAAGTATGACGATGTATGACATTTTTTGAGTTAAGGCAGTTCATTAATATCGTGTAGAAAACCAAGAGAGGGCGTTTTTTTTCTGTGGAACCCCAAAAATCGGTCAAAAATTAAAAAACAACGGTAAATCAGTAACTTACGACACATTTTTGTATGACGCGAGTATGACATTGCCGCTGACCAACATCTACTATGTGTCCACAGTGCTAACATTTGCACTTATTACACGTCCAGAAAGCCTATATAACTAGGGACTCTATTGGATTCCAAAACAAAAGTTCAAAAAAGTCAGATATTTTGACCGTACACCCATAAATGCCGGGCCGCCGTCAGCAAGACGATTGCAACTGAGTTTGACAAATTCTATATTCATTTTTTCAAGTAAGTGTTGTTCCCAATATAAATTAATGTATAATCAATCCAGATAGGAGATTTCATGAAGATAGATAAAGCCGCCCTAAAAGAGGCAACCGTTGACACCATGCTTGGTGCCGTTGTTAATTTCCCACTGTCTTGGCTGACCATTACGATAGTTATCCTATTTACTCATAACTCGTTTATAATATCTTTAAGCCAATTAATTGTTTTATCAATCTTGGCTATTATCAGAAGATATTACACAAGGGTATATTTTGATAAACACAACAAAAGGAAAGGCTTATGAAAGACAAAGACTTAGATATGATTATTTCAGAACTTGAACACACCAACAGATTCCTTTATGAGCTGAATAAGAATCTTGCTAACTTGGTTTTAATCCACCAAGTCCAGTTAGCTGCAGTCGAGAAAGCATTGCAGGTCCCGGAAGAAGTAATAGAAATCCCAGAAAAAAAATTACATTAATTTGAACATAAGTGTTGACCCTAATACTTTTTACTCTTATACTAAACACTGTAACAAACAATATATAGGAGAAAAAATGGAGTTACTCAAAGAAAACAAAGAATACACCTACTACGGTTATGACTATGTATTTAGATTGGCTAATGAAAAGTACCACGACTATACAAGTCTTATTATCAAACCCTCACACATCAAATTGGTGAAGAATTTATCCGACCTGTCTACCAAAGACCTGAAGGCTAAAATCATCGAAGATTGGTTTGCTGAGGAGAATGAAATGGTAAGGCAGAGAAATAACCAAAAAGCGAAAGTTCGCAGAGCATTAAAAAAGGAGTCTAACAATGCAAAATAAAAAACCAACCAAATTAGAACAACTCAAGCTTCAGCTTACTGACAGCTTGCACGAGGAGGTGACGATTAACTGTCACCACCACGGACCTCAGACATTCACTATCGGCGATTTCCTAGAGAACCAAGTCGCCTGTCCTAAATGCGAGTCCGACCTACCTGCATGGCACAAAGACCAATTGGTTTACCCTGTCATGAACGCACTGATGAAATTAGCTGCCGAAGAAGAACGAGCTAAGAAAGAGGTTGCCTAATGGATAACAAAAGGAATATTACTAACCCTGAGTTTATTGTGAAGAAGCTTGGAACCGATGGGAGGACTCGTGTCAAGAAAGTTGACACAGCTACCTCTGATTTTGATGAAAATATGCAACCGTTGAACCGTAGAGGTAGACGGTTGCGTAACAAACTGTTGCGACAGTTAGCAAAAGGTGACGGCAAGTGAGTGACAAATGGCACGGCGGTAAAGGTGACCGCAACAGAACCAAGGATATTGCTAAGTTCAACGAGAACTTTGAACGTATCTTTGGCACTAAAAAACGCTTGAAGAAGTTTGAGAAAAATTTTGCCGAGACTGTCTCAAAACCTGAGAATAATGCTAAGGAAAAAACTTTTAATGATTTGGCTGAAGGCAGATTGCCTAACGACATTTTGTTCTTAGCCGAGCAGAACGAGGAGAATCGAGCCATAGTTGAAGATATTAGAAGATTGAATAAAATACTGCTCGAAGAATTAACGAAACAGAACATACAACTACCTGAGGGGGAATAATGACTTCATCAAATATTATGCTGGAGATTGTGCAGCTATTTAAACGCATGGAAAAAAAAGAAGCACAAAAAGAACTGATTGAAATACTTAGAAAAATATACAAGGAGAAGCAATGGAACGACTAGAATACGAATCAATCTACGGCTACTGCCGAGTATCATCCGATGAGCAAGCTAAACACGGCACCTCTTTGAACGAGCAGAAAAAGACCATCACCAAGATGTCTATGTATTTGTTTGACAAAGAACCTGACGGCTTTTATGTCGATGACGGTGTAAGCGGCACTTTAGATTTTGACAATCGTCCTGAAGGTAAAGAACTCAAACGCAACCTTGAACCCAACGATGTTGTCTTGGTTGCAAAACTGGACCGTTTAATCAGACGCTTAAGTGTCTTGTGTAATATTCGTGACGACTTCAACGAATTAAATATTCATTTGTTTGCTCACGATATTTTAGGCGGTGCTGAATCGATAACTACATCCAAGTCACCGAATGTAAATATGTTTGTCAACATGATGGGTACTTTTGCTGAATGGGATAAAGAAGAAACTGCTAGAAAGTTATACCAAGGTAAGATGGCTTGTGTTGAGCAAGGCAGACATATTGGCGGCGGCGTGCCTTTTGGCTATGAATTAGTCAAAGAAGGTAAGCACAAATACCTTAAAGAAATCCCAGAAGAGCAAGAAATCATCGCTTATGTGGATAAATACATGCACAGAAACCGTAAAAAAGGTATCAAAGCACCTTGGCGTAGAATGTCAAAACAAATAAAATCTTTGTATGACGCAGACATACCGCCGTGGAAAGTTTCAAGAATTGCATCAAGAAAGCTTAAAGACCGTGCAAGTCTGTGATATATTTGGACAATGAACAACGAGGAAGGCACATACCCTAACGATGTAGGCTCAATTGAGCCAATCCCTATCACAGAAAGAACCCCACTCTTAGACATGATGCCTTCCAATGTTCGCAACGCTTTGGAAGGTATTGGCGGTTTGTTGGACGACCCCATGATTGCTATGCCGGGTGGCTTTGCAAAGATGCCGATTAAAAAACTAATGGCAGAACTTGCAGAACGTAAAGCTTTATACAAACAACAAGAGTTTAGATTTAACCGAGCAAAAGATGTACTCAACAGTGCTATTCGTGACGGCTACGAACCTGATATTATCGGCAGCCAAAAAATCATGAAGAACGCCAAAGACTATGGCTCGCAAATCAAAAAAGAAATAGACGAGCTAGAGGATTTGGTTAAAAAGCATGGCAACACTTGATGACATTAATTTGTTCGCAGTCGGCGGTGCAACCGATGACACCCAAGACCCACTCTACCCTGAGTATTTAGCGTTAGTCGAACAATTCGAAGCACTTAAAGACGCACCGACCATACCGGGAGGCTATCCTGATGCACCTTCTTTCTCACAATTTAAGCGACAAAAAGAAGCAGAAGTTGCCAGAGATATTTTAGCGGAGAATCTTGAATCAGGTGATATCAAAAAAGCTTACGAAGAAGGTTTCACCCAATTACCCATTGTTGAGCAGCTTGGCGTATACGTCAACCCTATTACAGGCGTACCGGTAGAAACTTACGAAACCGGGTATTTTGCTGACGAAGCTGGTTTTCAGATGAAAAAGCCGGGAGAAGCTTTGTTTGATTTAGTTAATCCGCTTAGCTCACCCTTAGAAAGATTACCTTTTACAGCCGAAGACCCTATGAGTGCTATGTTAGCACCCTTGTCGGCAGCAGGTGCTATTGGTGGTGTCGGTGAATTAGCCAACATTCCTAAGGCCGGATTAATGGCTCTTAGAAGATTTCAACAAAAATCTATAGACGGCGGTGGCGGTGGTGGTATCGGTGGATTGCCAAAACCACAACAAGAAACTACCAAAGATTTAGCAGGCTATAAGTCGAATGTTTACGAAGAAGCTAAAGCAGTTGCCGATGAATTATCACCCAAAGCTTTGTTGCAATATCTTAAAAGTAACAAAAGAACCAACCCACAAAATAATAAATTAGGTGTTGGACTAAAACAAACAGAGTTAGACGAAATAGATTTTGATGCTTTCGAAGCCCAATATTCAAACAAGGATTTTACCAACGAAGAATTGCTGGATTACATAAACGACAACAGAGTACGACTCTATCGAATAAAGCGTACAGAAAACCCAACAGTAAAAATCTTAGAATCAGATGATGAACGCAATGTACAAGAAATAGATTGGGAGCTAGACGAACCTATGACCATGGAGTTAAGGCAAGATAAAGCACAAATACATTATGAAAACTACGAGTACAATTTAAACAATCAAGTAAATTTTGCTGACGTAATGTTTGGACCAACAGGTTTTATTACTAAAAATAATTTTAAATCAAATGATAAAGATTTTGTTGATAAGTTTGATGATACTTTTGATTCAACCGACTATGACAATCCGTTCAGCGAAGAAAATGTTTCTATGTTTGATGCCTTTGATGCTGACGGTACATTTTATGAAAGCATACCGCCAAGCAAAAAAAGTTCTGATGCTGTAAAAAAATATTTAGACGCAGGCTTTACGGTTCGACCAAAGGTTATGGATGAAAGCTTTGACACTGACAGGCTAAGAGAAGATGCTTCTGAAAGAAGAATAGAATTTGAAGCAAATGAAGGTCTCGCAGATGAATATTATAGTTATGAAGGACAGGACGGCAATCTATACACCTTAATTGGTAATGAAAGCGATGGCTATAACGTGGGTATTAACGGAAGTTTTGATAATACTTTGGGTGAATACATACCCTATGATGAAGCACGCATACAAGTTTCAGGAAGAATAAATGAAAATTTACGAGACGAAGGTGTTGTTGTAGATAGTGGTGTCGATGATGCTTATAATGATGCAGATTTTAAATATACCGTTAGTGATGACGTTGTAACAGGTGACGCAACTCTACCTGTTAAATATGCTGAATATGATACCTTTAGACTCCCTATGGGCGGTGCTACAGATTACGAAGAATATACTGTTCACATAGACAACCCAAAAACAAAAACACGTTACAGCCGCGATTATGGTGAAAAGCATTACGGCGGCGGTGATGAGCTGTTTCATATCAGAACCTCTGTCAGAACCGATGAAAACGGCAAAAAAGTATTGTTTGTAGAAGAAATACAATCAGACTTACATTCAACGGCTAGAAGCACAAAAAGCGATGCTACTTATGAGCTGCCTCGCAAAGAACAACAAAAAATTATGCAACAGTTAGAGGACGTGGGCATAAAACAAGACCTCACAAGAACCAGAGCCACAAAAGGTGGTATTTTCAAAAATACCGAAGGCGAGGACATGTTTATAGATTATGGCAGCTTGCCATACATAGCTTTAGAAATAATCCAAGGAAAAACAGAAAATTTTGGCTCAAAAAATGCTGATGACTTTGTTAAAACTTTTGGTTTTGAAAAAACAAAAGAAATCGGTAAAATAGCCGAAAAACTATACCAAGGAGAACTTCCTGATTTTCCATACAAAAAAGATTGGGTAGACTTGGCTGTTAAGGAAGCTCTAAAAATAGGTGCTGAAAAGAATGTTGACCGTATTGCTTTTACCAACGCACCAACACAAGTCAAAAGAAACAACAAAAGCGTTTATTACAACCAAGATATCATTGTAAACAAACTGCCAACCAGAGAAGAGTTACCTGACACACCTGAGTTTGAAAAAGCTTACAAAAACAGTCTCGAAACATTTTACAGAGATTATGTAAATCATAAGCATGATACCAATTTACCTATACCAACCATGGACGAGTTTTATGCAAGCATACCTGCAGCCAAGAAACAGGCTAATAATCTAAGCCAAGATGTTGCTAAAAAACTAGATAATCTCCGTGAAAGAGTGCTAGATGATGCTGACAGGTTCAAACAACAATACCCTGAAGCTGCTGGGCTAATTGATGCCTACGAGTTATATGATTTAGAAGGTGGCCCAAGTCGAGTAGAAGACGCTTATTTCAAACTGCGTCAAATGGAAATGGATGTATTAGCAGCAAGAGCAGATGCTAATTTAGACATCACCGCAGACCCTAGAAACGTAGATGTAACTAATCCTGCTTTAGCCAGACTTTTAGACGCTGATTTGTCTTTCCGTGAGTTTCCAGAGGATGTCATGCAAGAGTTAAATGTTATAAACAGCATGATTAAACAAATAGACTACATTGACGATACGTACCCAATGGATAAAGAAGGCATTAAAAGATTAACCGTAGACCGACTAGCAAGAGAATTTAAACTTGATGATTACAAATACAAACTTGAAAAAGTTGGTTATCCGATAGAAGGCGATGAGCTGCTGAATCCACAAAAAATACAGCTAGAAGGCGATGATTACGACACCCAAAGATACGGCACAAGAATGTTGGACGGTGAAGAAGCTCTTGCAGTTGAACTTGGTGAAGAGTTAGGTCCTAAAACCATTGAAAAACTGCAATCCGGTAAAAGCCAAGTGGTCATACCTAAAGACGAGCTAGAAGGCAGCGGTATGAAGTTTTTAGAAATTTACAAAAACGAGATACCAAGAGGCATTAACAAGGTGCTGAAAGACCTAAAAGTTAAAGATGTAAAACCTAACATCAGCAATGTTTTGTATTCTGCTGACGATGTAGACCCAGAAAATATTGTAAATATGTTTAAAACACAAGAAGCCATAAATGAAGAGGGTGGATATCTTGATGTTTTTATACAACCACACAGCTCTATCGGCATAGATTTGACCGATGATATGAAAAGGAAAATCCTACAAGAAGGTTTGAACAATATGTACATGGGTGGTAAAGTATCAAAAAGTAATTCAATGGATAAACCCATTGCTGGTAACGTAAGAGAAATGTAATGGCAGTAGATTATTTACAAGAATATTTAGGCATTGACCCCAACGACTACTCTGCCATGGAGCAGCGTATTGCAGGCGTATCACCTGTCGGTCAATCCATTCTTCCACAAGCCCCGGTATTACCACGAGCATCTATTATGGATGAAAGCGATTTTGCTGCTGCAACAGCACCACTTATGGGCAGAGTCTACCAAAGAGAAGCCGAAGGCAGAGAAAGAGCAGAAGATTTAGCTAACCAACTACAAGGATTACAGACAAATTTAGCAGAAATCACCAATTTAAGAGATATTGCAGTACAAGATTACCAAGAAGCACTGCAACAACAAGACGTTATTAGACAACAAGCCTCTGAAAACGAAGCTATGAGGCTTGAAGAACAAAGAAATCAGCTATTAGCAGAAAGAGAAGGCATTATTACCACTTTAGAACAAGATTTTGGGGTACAAAGGTCTGAATTAGAGTCTGTTATAGGCGGTTTAGAGGGTCAAGTTGGTGATTTAACAAGTAAAGTAGGCGAATTAGAGTCTGTAAAAGGCAGTTTAGAGGGTCAAATTAACGATTTATCTAGCCAAATGCAGGCATTAGAGGTTGAAAAGCAAGACGCATTAGCACAACAAGATGTTATAAGAGCTGAAGCTGCTCAATCTCAACAAGACGCATTAGCTCAACAAGGTGAACAGTTTGCCACCGAAAGAAGTGCTTTAGAGCAACAAATTGCTGATTTAACCGCACAAGTTGGTCAACAACCACCGGCTGACACACCGGGCGGAGGTCAAGGACCTATCGGAGACGAAGGTCCGCCATTAAATTACATGGAATTTATTGAAAGCGGCAGAACACCTGCTGAATACAATGAATATATGAGAGATTATATTGCAAAAACAATGCCTGATGCTTTCCCTGATTTAAGCGGTTTACAAAACGTCACCGATGAACAAAGACAAATGGTTCAAGACAGTTTAGCCTCAGGCGAACCAATTTTAGCTCCTGACAGAATACAAGACATGATTGATAATATGTCTGCTGCAACAGGCGAAGGCGGATTACCAGAGGGTTATAGTTATACTCCGGGACCCGGTAGTGAAGGCAAGGCTTATACAACAGTTATGCCAAGACAAGGATTTAGATATGCCTACGGTCCTGACGGCGACAGAATACAGGTGCCTGATAATAAACCACGAATTGACAGACCTCTGCCACCACCACCATTACCACCGAGAGAAAAGCTAGTACCACCAAAAAGAGATGACCAGATATTTATTGACGACAGACCAACAGACCCAAGACTTGACAGAGAAAGAGGTGTACCTATTGGTGGAAATGTACCCGGCGGCGGAGGTATAGATTACGGAGGTCCACAACAACCACCACAAAAACCTATATCAATAGGCGGCGTAGGCGGAGGCTCTTACAGAGAATTTGAAGGCCCAGATGGACAAGTTTTAAGCGTAGGAGTAAGACCGCCATCTTTCAGCACAAATCCTAACCCAAAAAAAGGTCTGCTTGGCTCACTTGTTGATAAAATACAAAATTCAATTCAGGCAGTTCCTGTACCTCCGGGTCAAGAAGGGCAACTACCTATGGCACCTGTAAATACAGGGCCTATGAAGATTTTTGGTCAAACGCTTTCTCAAGAAGATTCTGACAGATTAAGAGCAGGCTCAGAAGGCGGTTTGAAAGGTATTGTAAATAGGTCATCTGAACGATTAAAAAATAATCCTAACACTATAAGAAGAGGTGGTTTTTTTAATAAGATAAAAACACCACAACCACCAACAATGACACCAAGAAGACAACCTATGAGTGTTGGCGGCGTAGGTGGTATTTCAGGCAGTAGAAGTATGCGTCCTATGATGAGAGCAGGCGGAGGAGCAATCGGTCAGGCCATAGCAGACTTACAAAACAGACTTAGATAATGGCTGAGTTTCTTAACGGTTGGGGTCGAGGAACATGGGGTCAGGCTGGTTACGGTGAAGGTGCTGTACCACTTAATATTACAGCTCCTGCCGCAGGTACAACAGGAACTCCAGTTGCAGCAGTAAATGCTCAGGCTATAGCTTCAGTAGGTGGTGTAACTGCATCTTTGGGTTCTGTTAGCGTATTTATTCAAGCTGATGCTAATGTAACTCCTGCAACTCAATTAGCCGCAGCAAATTTAGGCACCCTAGAAACAACTTCTGTAAACAATATTTCTGTAGATGGTTTAGCTAGTACATCAGCTTTAGGTACAACAACCTTATCAACAAACAACAATGTATCTGTTATTACAGATTTTGCTGAGGGACTTTTAGGTGATACTTCGCTTGTTACAAACAATAATTTAACAGTTTCTGGATTTGGTACAACATCAGCACTAGGAACTGTCACCACTAGGTCATCGAATAGCGTTAGTATTAGTGGAGTACCAGCAACAAGCTCTCTTGGAAGTGTAACCACTGATGCAGAAGCTAATATTGTTTTAGCACTTGACGGTGCAACAGCCAACCTAGGCGTTGTGGCTGTGTGGGGTTTAATAGATGATTCACAAATACCAAATTGGGAAGAGGTAGCTTAACTTTTGCAAAAAAACAACTTATAATAAATTTCAACGGAGACAAACATGGCAACTTATGTAAATGATTTGAGACTAAAAGAAATCGCAACCGGTGATGAGGCTGGTACTTGGGGTGCGTCTACAAACACTAATTTAGAATTAATCGCTGAAGCTTTTAGTTTTGGCACAGAAGCCATAACTACAAACGCTGACACGCACACAACAACCATAGCAGATGGCTCAACCGACCCGGGTAGGTCAATATTTTTAAAATACACAGGTACTTTAGACTCAGCTTGTACTATTACTCTAGGTCCAAACACAGTTTCTAAAATGTGGTTTATTGAAAACGCAACCACAGGCTCACAAAATATTATTATTTCTCAAGGCAGTGGTGCTAATGTCACCATACCAGCAGGCCATGTAAAAGCTGTTTATTCAGACGGAGCAGGTTCTGGAGCAGCAATAGTAGACGCTTTTACCGATTTAAACCTAGCAGGAACTACAACAGTAGATGTTTTAGCTGGTAGTGGTAACGCAACTATAGGCGGAACATTAGGAGTTACAGGTGCTGTAACAGCAGATGCAGGTGTGTCTATAGATAACATTACTATTGATGGCACACAAATAGATTTATCAAGTGGTGATTTAACACTAGATGTTGCTGGAAAAATACTTTTAAGTGCAGATGATGCTGGAACAATACAACTTTTTGATGGTTCATTACATTACGGAAGTATTTCAGAAGATAATAGTAATTTAATAATACAATCTATTGTTGAAAATGAGGACATACTTTTTAGAGGTGATGATGGTGGTGCAACTATAACTGCCCTTACCCTTGATATGTCTGATGCAGGTACTGCAACATTTAATCACGATGTAAAACTTGGCGATAATGGTAAGGCTGTTTTTGGAGCTGGAGATGATTTACAGATTTATCACGATGGCTCAAATTCTTTTATAGATGATACAGGTACAGGAAACATATATATAAGAAGTAATCTAATTCAGCTTAGAAAATATACTGGTGAAGATATGATTACTGCTTTAGCTGATGGGGCAGTAACTCTTTACTACGACAACTCAACAAAACTAGCCACAACCTCAACAGGTGTAAATGTGTCAGGTGCATTAACAGAAGATTCAAACAGAGTAGCAACTAATGGCAGAGCTATAGCTTTTAGTTTATTATTTTAGTAATATAGGAGACAATTATGGCAACACCAAATATAGTAAACGTAACAAGCATAATACCATTCACAATTAATGGTGCGGTTACAACTTCAGCAGTAGATATTATAGATGTACCTGCTGATAAGGTTTATAAGATAAATACAATATTAATTGCAAATATAGATGGTACAACCGCAGCAGATATAACTGTAGGAGTATCAACCAATAATGGTTCAGGTTTTTTTAATATTGCCTCAACCATTTCAGTACCAGCAGACTCAACATTATCTCTAATATCCACAACTCTTTATTTAGATGAAACAGATTTATTAAGAGTAGTGGCAGGTACAAATAATGATTTAGAGTACACAGTTTCTGGCGAAATATTAGATGATGCTTAAGGAGTTAGAATATGGCTCATTTTGCAGAACTTGATAGCAATAACGAAGTAATCCAAGTAGTAGTAATATCTAACGATGATGTAGACGCTAATGGTGGCGATTATTCATCACAAGCTGAAACCTTTGTTGCTAATCTTTTATCTCATTCAGACAACGGTGTTGCTTGGAAACAAACTTCTTATAACGGCAATCAACGCAAACAATATGCAGGTATAGGATATACCTATGATGCAGTAAAAAATAAATTTATTGCTCCACAACCTTTTAATTCTTGGACATTAGATTCTAACGATGATTGGCAGGCACCTGTAACTCTTCCTAATATTACAGAAGTAAACTCTAATCCTATTGAAATTTCATGGTACGAACCTAAACAAGAATGGAGGGGTAAAACTTATACAGGTAGAGATTTAGAAATAGAAACAGACTATGCGTGGAATGCAAGTAGTCTCGAATGGAGACAAGTTTAATTATGTCAATTGGTAACGGCGGAATAATTGGTCCAGATAATGACCCAACAACAAGCACTCAAAGTGAAGTAATAACCACTTTTAATGCTAGTGGTACTTTAACTACGGCAACACACACAAGCGAACTACAATATCTCATTATCGCAGGTGGCGGTGGCGGTGGAGGTCACCCTGTAGCTCCAACAGGTACTGTAGGAGATAGAGGTGGTGCTTCTTCTATAGCAGGAGTTCCTATTACAACTGTAGATACGGTTGGAGGCGGTGGTGGTAATACAGGTTTTTTTGTACCTGACCCCGGTGAACAACCCGGAGGCTCTGGCGGTGGCGGTGGTAGACGTCCTGCGGGTACTGGAACGGCTGGTCAAGGTTTTCCCGGAGGTGCTGGTGTGAGAGCCAACGCAGCAGGAACAGACCTTACTGGCGGTGGAGGTGGTGCAGGTGCTGCAGGACAAGACCATCAACCACACAATTCTCCTATTGGTAGAAAAAATGGAGACGGAGGGACTGGTGTCGCATCATCAATAACAGGCTCACCTGTAACAAGAGCAGGCGGTGGTGGTGGTTCAAGTAATTATGTAAATTCTCCAATACAGGTAGGTGTCGGAGGTGCTGGTGGCGGTGGAAATGGAGGAAATCAAAGTTACACAGGAACTAGCGGTACAGCTAATACTGGTGGCGGAGGTGGTGGATGGAGTGACGCCATTACTGGTTTCCAAAACTTTGGAGCAGGTGGAGGAGCTGGGGGCTATAGATGTTCTGTGCCGGGAGAAAGTTCTGGCGGTGGAGCCTCGGCTGAATCTACACTAGCTGTAGTCGGTGGCACAAATTACACTATTACTGTTGGAGCTGGAGGTGCTGGAGCAGCAACACCTGCACCAAGTGGTTCAAGTACCAATGGTGGCTCTGGTGTAGTTATAACTAAAGAACCCCAAGTAGATTTTGTATCTGGAGCTTCTGGTGTTTGGGGTTTAAATGAAGTTTACGAGTTTGTAAAAGCTGGTACTTGGACAAATTAATAACCCTATCTTTTAAATTATATCTAAACTATACTTATCTTCTGAGAGAGAGAAGATGAATTTAAAATACTATTATTGGTACTTCCAGTCAGTTATACCAGAAAGAATATGTGATGAAATAGTACGTTATGGTAAAGAGCAAAATAAAGAAATAGCTCTTACCGGTAATTTTCAAAAAGATAATCTTACTGATACAGAACTAAAAAACATACAGAAAAAACGCAAATCTGATGTTGTTTGGATGTCAGACCGATGGATATATAACGAAATTCAACCCTACATATATCAAGCAAATACAAGTGCTGGTTGGAATTTTGAATGGGATTGGTCAGAGGCTTGCCAATTTACTGAATATAAAAAAGGTCAGTTTTACGATTGGCACTGTGATTCACACGAAGAACCTTATGACCGTCCTGATAATCAAAACGTACATGGTAAATTAAGAAAACTTAGCATGACCGTATCACTTACTAACCCTAATGAATACCAAGGCGGAGATTTAGAGTTTGATTTTAGAAATACTGACAAAGGTTCTCAGCCAAGAATATGTAAAGAAATTAGAGAAAAAGGTAGTATAATTGTTTTTCCTTCTTTTGTTTGGCACAGAGTAAAACCTGTTACAAAAGGAATACGACACTCCTTAGTGTGTTGGAATTTGGGGTACCCTTATAAATGATTAAAAATCTAAAAAATCCTGTTACAGAAAAGTATAAAAATTTAAAAAATGTAGTATTAAGCAATAACTTCCCTTGGTATTACCTTGATAAAACTGTTTCTGATACAGATGAAGAAGACATGGGGTTTTTTGCTCATTGTTTATTGGGCAGACCAACACATCAAAGTTATGGCAAACAAGTTCCTGCTATACCTGAAAGAGTATCTACCTATTTTGATGAATGTTATTCTGTATTAAAAGAAATACTTGATTTTAACAACATAGACTTGGAAGTTATGTATCGTATGAATATAAACATGACGCCACATAGTTCTGTTAAATCTAGCATACCGCACATAGATTTAAATTTTCCTCATAAAGTCGTTATAGTTTATTTAACAAAATTTTCACAAGGTAGAACAATAGTATTAGGAAAGGATAATCAAAAATTTTATTCAAATCCAAAAGAAGATAGTGTCATTATGTTTGACGGCAAACTCGAACATTATCAAGAATGTCCAGATATAGATGAAAAAAGAATAGTTATAGTTGCAAATTTTTTATGAGTTTTAAAAAAGATAAATACCAAATAATCAAAAATGCCATATCCAAAGAATTAGCAGATTTTTGCTACCAATACCTTTTAAACAAAAGACAGGTGGCAAGACATTTATTTGATGAAAAATATATATCTCAGTTTACCGAATACTTTGGTGTTTGGAACGACCAACAAATACCTGAAACTTATTCACATTACGCTGATATAGTTATGGAAACTTTATTACAAAAGGTTAAACCAATTATGGAAAAAGAATCAGGTGTAAAGCTTATAGAAACCTATTCTTATGCAAGAATTTATAAAAATGGTGATGAACTTAAACGACATAAAGATAGACCTTCATGCGAAATATCTACTACTATGAATTTAGGCGGAGATGATTGGTCAATATTTTTAGAACCTAATATAAAAGTAAATTTAAAACAAGGCGACATGCTTATGTATCGTGGTTGTGATTTAGAGCATTGGCGTGAGCCATTTACAGGTCAAGATTGTGGACAGGTATTTTTACACTACAATGATGCAAGCAGTAAAAATGCAAAACAAAACAAGTTTGATGGTAGACCTATGCTTGGATTACCGTCATATTTTAAACAATAATGTACGAAACTTATCATTGCGACATTTTAAAAAAAATAAATACTAATAAATTTCATAAAAAACTACAGCATTTTATTAAAAATAATCCATGTTGCAAAGACTATCCAAAATGCGAACACGCAAGAATACAATCTAACGGAACTCTATACAAAGAATTTAAACAATTAAATAAATCTATTGATAATACTGTATCTAAATATTTAAGTTATCA